GAATTATTAATCCAACTTGCTCCATCATACATAAGAATAGTTCCAACTGGATAACCACTCAAAACAGTTCCATTTAATGTAATATTTCCAGAAACTGTAAGATCATTTGTTGCAACTCTAACTGTTCCAACTATAGTTGTTGTAAGATCATTTGCTGTTTTATAGATTGAAACGCCAGAATTGTTTTTTATATCTATTAAGTCACTTGCTGTAGTAGAATTTATAGATAGATTATAATATAGATCCTGATTTTCAAGTGATGTAGTTGTGATATTTCCTGAGCATGTGAGTGAATCTGCAAGAATTGCCGCACTATTAGAAATATTTGTTCCATCAATCTGACCATTTAACACAGTCTTAATTGCGTCAAAATTAGTCTGAAGTTTTCCTCCAAGTGAAGAGTCACCATTGCTAAATACATTCGGAATTATTATTGTTCCCATTTTATTTCCTTAAGTTATAGAAAAGAATGCCACTCCATTTTTCTTTAGTGACACTGTTGTTCCTGTTAGGAATTTTATATTCTTGACTATCAAATCAGTGCTTGCAAATGTTTCTGTTGTTTTTATGAAAGAGCAAGTGATGTTTGAAGAAGCAGATATATTATCTTGCTCGATGTTTCCGTTTATGACGTTTCTAACTTCATTAAAAGACAACATGAGTGGAGAAGCATCAAACCAATCTCCATTGTCTAAGATATTTGAATATGTTAATGTCATAGACTTATCACTCCTGCTTCAGTAATTTCAAACATATTAACTCCTGACTTAGTGATTACAAAATTCTCACCAACCCCAAGTTGTCTTGTTATCTTTCCAGAAATATTTCCAGTGTTAGAATAAAGATTTGTCAAAGTTGCAGAAGTTATAACAAAATCTATATTATTCTTGATATTAAATTGATCAAGTAAATTGACAACTGATGAAACTTCTGAAAAATTCACATTTATTTTATTAGCATCAGAAATAGTATTATTATAAAACGTATTTGTATAATTTAGAGTTGCCATTAGAATTCTTTCTCCTTGAATTCAATACTGAATCCATAGAAATATGGACTTGATTTATCTTCTGAATAATTTATTTTGTATGCTATTGCATAAGCATCAAGCTCAGAAGGGAGTGCCACATCTATTGTAGCTCTTGCATTAGATAGACCAGTATAATATGTTGTTCCTAAAACTGCTGATCCATATGTTGTTCCAGTGAGACCAAATGTGTTTACGTTGATCGGTAAAATATATTCATTATTTGTATTTTTTAGTAAATTTATTTGAAATGATCCCACGCCTGTAGAAACATCTAACTTAAGTCTTCCGAAATTTTTAGATTTATTAGGTTCTCCAAATATAAAATGCTTTGTTTGAAATTCCATCTTGATAATAGTATTGTCATCTCTATCACCACTTACCATTTTCCATATATTAGAATTAGCCATGTCACAATAGATGAGTGTTTTGTCATCTCCAGGACCATCATATGGAATGTAGCATGAAATATTTCTTCCATCATTTGCCCACCAAGAATATTTTCCTGATGAAAAATACTTGATGTCGCACATGAGTTCAAAATCATTGTATGATGCAGATGATGTTTTTGCAATTGCAATGCTGTAAAATGTGTCATGATAGCAAGCTGTTGCTTTGCTTCTCAATGCAAGAGGAATCTGATCTAACCAAGTTTTAATATTATTAGAAATTGGAGCAAGATTAGTTCCATCATAGAAATAAATATTATCATCAGAAAGAAAAATATGTCCATATCCAACATCAACTACAGAATCTTTTGCAGCACAACCAATAGTTCCCTGACTTCTGCCTTCAAACCAATTTTGGATGTTATCACCTTTCATTACCCAGATAGAATCTGACTTATAAATAGTTAGATCATCTCTAAGAGACATTAATTTAACTATTGGATCTCCATCTCTAAAGCCGACATTGAATCCTTCTCCTGTTCCCGCAGCCCATGAGTTATCAACTTCATATCCTGTGCATTCAAGATATCCAACTGGCATATTTCCACCAGCTGCCCATAGTCTGTCTTTGTGCATTGTTATACAAGCTGGATATGCTGTTTGACCAGAAATGTTTGCTTTTGACCATGATCCAGAGTAAGAGATCACTTGAATTAGTGTAGTTCCAGTTGCAATGTAAAGATTATCCTTCCATTTTGTAAATTCTATTGTAGTTCCAGAAGATGGAATAGCAGATCCTCCAGTAATTTCAATCCACTGATATGTTCCATTTAAATAATAGATTTTGATGTTTGTGCTGTCATCAACTGCAACTATAGTAGTAATTTGTGGTGTAGAAGATCTATAGAATCTTGTTCCAGCAATAATCTTTCCAGTCACAGTAGTTGTATTTAATTTAACTGTTCCTTTTCTTCTTCTAATTCCATTATCCCAAAAACAATTTATAGTTCCATTGTATGAGTCTGGATTTGCCCAACAATTCTGATCATCAATTAGATATGACGGTTTTGAAATATCTATACCACCTGAAAAGTCATATTGATTTAAGTATTGTGCTGATTTTAGAGCCATTATAGTCTTCCCATGTCAAAAGCTTGAGGATTAATATATCCTCTTGTTGATTCTCCTGCTACTGGATTTTCTTCAGAACTTTGTGCATTCTGAATGATAGCTGATTGGACCATATCTTGAAAATTCTGCCAGAAATACTGAACTCTGTTATCATCAGCTTCAACTGAACACATATAACAAGCAAACCAAACTGGTGCAAGATGATGATCTACTGGAACTATAGAAACATCAAGATCATTTGTGAGTGCTCCACCAATTGCATCATAATAAAGAGTGAGATTTTCATAATTGTTTGGTGTTGGCCATAATCCAATAAATCCATTTCTAATATAATAGTTAGAAGATGGACCTACTGATGGAATTGAAGTTTTTGTTATATCTATTTCAGCAAGTTTTCTTGGAAGTGTTCCAATGTGAGCACCAATAATACTCTTAAAGTCTGCTGGAAGTGAATATTCAACTTGAGTGGGAACTGTTTGTAAAGACGTACTTTTTTGTACGTTATATTGAGTTTTTGCACAGTATATTCTCTCACCCTCATTAATCCAGTTTTTGATGAATTGAATATCAAACTTTGTTTTAAGAGGATCTCTCATGAGTCTATACACTGTATTTTGCATCGTAATAAAATCCATGTTTCACATCCTTTAGAAAAGGGAGAGACCCTTTCGAGTCTCTCCCGAGTTATTAAGCACCAGTGTTAGTGGATCCAGAGAATGTAGAGATTGCAGTCATTACACCTTGCTTGTATCTGTTGTCACAGATCAAGTTTCCATACCATCTGACGTGAGCGGTATAGGTATCATAGTCTCTGATGTCCTGCCATGGGATGAACTTGAAATCCATTCCAGAGAAAGGAGCGAGCCAGAGATGCTTCTCATTGATCATGTGAAGATCTCCAGAACCGCAGTGACTGTCAGTGATAACATCAGCGCCTCTGTATCTGAAAGACTCAAATCCCATTTCAGCAAGCTTAGCATCCTGATATCTCATCTGAGGCTCAAGGAATGTTGCAGCAATACCAGCATAGATGTCATCAGTTGTGACAATCAAAGTTGGCTTGTCCTGGTCAATCTTGCACTTGTTGAAAAGTGCATCAAGAGCGTTTCTTGTTAGAGCAGTGGTTGTGGTATCTGGACCTGATCCACCGTTGCAAAGCCAAGTTCCGGCTGCTACGTCTGTGTCAAGAATTCCACCATAGGAAGTTCCAGTGGCAGCTTCAACAAGACCGAGACCCTCAATGCTGTTTCCAGCACCAGAGCCAAAGAGTGCGGTGCTCATAAGATCGATTGCAGCCTGCTCAGCAAGCTGGATCTTTGTCTTTACGAGATCAAGAATCTTTTCTGGACCCTTGTTCTCTTCCATTTCAAGACCAGTGAGAGTGATTGCAGTGTTCATCTGCTTTGGGCTGAATCTTGCCTTTGTGAGCTCTTCAACCTGAGCGATGGTGAGCTGACCAGCTCCCGTATACCACATTGCATTGCTGTTCTTGGCATATGCAATAGGAACTTCGTAGTAGTTTCCGCCATCCCACTTCTTGCTGTTTTTCTTTAGTCTGGCAAGAAATGCAGAGGACTTATAAACGTTGTCTGTGAAAAAAGGCATAACCTTTGTGTTCACGACAGAAGAAATCTGATTAATAGAAATAGCCATAATTATTCTCCCTTAATTCCAAATTCATTTTTGATTTGGTCAAATGCCTCTTCATATGAACTTGGTGCTGTGTTATTTGGCAAATTGTTTATAGAAGTCTTGTTTCCAGGTTCAACAGCTGCTGTTTGCTTGTTCTGAATTTCTTTCACAACTTTAGCTTTTATATCCTTTTCTGTCTGAGGACTTCTTCGAGCTTTATATGCATCATACATGAGCTTATAAAGTTCATTTGTGTCATCAAGCTTTGAAGTAGTCTCATTAAAGAAATTAGTGTAGTCGTCTTTGTCGAAAGATGGATCAGATGCAGCAATAAGGTCAAGGGCTTCTGATTTTCTTCTTTCGAAGTCTGTCATTCTTGACTTATTTTCCTGTTCTTCCTTCCAAGATCTCAATTCTGCAATTTGCTTTTCCAATTCAGTTTGCACTGTTGGAGCGACAACTGACTGTTGTCCTTGTTTTCTTCTCATTATTTCCTGAGCTAAATTTTGCTGTAGATCAGGATTACTGTTTAGAAACTCATTCCATTTGTTATATTCATCAAGTTGAGCCTTGTAAGAATTTGCCTCAGTTTCGGCTTTCTTTCTCATTTCAGCAATTTCTTGTGCCTTTCTTGTGTTTTCACTCTGCCATCTGGAACGATTTTTCTCTGCATCATACCATGCTTTTACCTTTACTGGGTCAAGCTTACTAAAAGGAACTTGTTGCCCATCAAGATCAAACATTGATTCTGCTGCAGTCTGTGTTGCTTCAACAGGAGCTGGTGCTTCCTGTGCCCAATCTCCGGATGGTTGGTCTTCAAATGAAAGACTCTCATCTTGGAAATCACTCATACTATTCTCTCTCCTTTACTGGACACCGTTGGTTGGTCCTGCACCTGCGGCAGCCATAAGTGCTGCAAGTGGATTTCCCTGAGGAGCTGGCCCAGCTGGAGCTGCTCCTGGAGGAATATTTGCTGGTGGTGGAGCTACAGGTTCTGGAGCTTTGAAACTAAGAATCTGCTCCCTTCCTGGCCATTCTACAGCATCAAGCATTGTTTTTGCCATTTGCTGTTTCATTGGTTCTCCACTCAATGCCATTTCAAATACATGATTCTGAAGAAGATTAAAAGCAAGATCTGCTCTACTCTTCTTGTCTTTTGGAAGTGCAATTCCTGTATCAATGGATACTTCATACTCTCCCTCAAGATCTTCTGGTGCAACACTAATGATGTCAGTTGCTGTGCCAGTGCTTCCAGTGATAGCATATTTTCTGTCTTCTGTATAGAACTGCTGTGCTCTGCTTGCCATCTTAAATGCAACTTGCTTGAGTGCATCTTCCATCAATCTAATGGAAAGACCAATTCTGCTTGTTGCTGATTCATTCAAAATTTCAAGTCCACGAGCTGTTCTATGCTGAACTCTACCGTTTCCAGTCAAAATGTCTGTGATTCCGGAAACAGTTTCTATTTGATATTTAATATCTTGCTTCATTTGCACGAGTGCATTGGGAATTTGTGGAGCAATATCAGGTCTAAGCTTTCCTGGCTCTACTACTTTAACAGCACCCGGCTTGTCTATGTCTTGTGCAATCTTTCTAACATTCTCTTTTCCAACAGATGGATCAATTGTCCATCCCATGTTTGCTGTCTTGCTGATGATGTCATCTTCTTGCTGATAGATATGATTCAAAGCATCTTGAAGTGGAATAATCTGTTCAAGATCACCAATTCCCCAGAAGTCATCAGCAACTTTATTACTTACTTGTTTGACAAATGGGAATTCACCATCAATAAATGGATTTGGCTTGTCAGCTACTATACAGTCTCCGACCATAGTAATAACACGGCCATTCTTGTATTTTGGCTCTTTGACTTGCACTGTCTGAGTGATCATTGTTGGAAGACCGTTCTCATCAGTTCCAGGAACTTCTTCTTGTCTTTCTTCAACTACTATCATCTCATCTTGAGGACATTCAGAAGCAGCAATCCAGAACTCTTTCACAAAAGCTCTTTCATTAACAAACTTTGTGGAGTCTGTGTATGTTCTACTTGCAGATGGAATTCTATCTTCATACTTTCTTCCTTCAAAAAGAATGTCAGATATTTTTGGATCTGCTGAGAATTTGTCTGCATATTCTGGATATTTTGCTTTTAGTGTGCTTACAGGATATGGTTCTATATGAACTACATATCTGCAATCTTCTAATTTCTTTGCTGATGGATCTGGAAGAATCTTGAAAGGCTCAATTGAATTGACGAAAATCTCTCCAATTCCTTTCTTTGCTGATGGATCAAATCCAATCTTCCAAAATCCTGCATCATAAATTTGACTGTTGAGTATTACATCAACGAGAGTGTTCTGAACTTCGAGCTTGTTCCACAATGCATTTCCAATCAATTGACTGAGCTTTGATGCTTTTTCTTCATCTTGCTCATCATATGAAATGAAAGTGACTGTGGGTCTATTCTGTGTCATTACTGGGATCTTCACCTGAGTGACTGTCCAGCAATAATTAACTCTAATGTCAGATCTATATGTGGGTCTGCTTGAAGAAAGTTGCTTATTGATCCAATAATTATATTGAATCTTCCACTTCTCTCTTCTGCTTTCTGTTGCAGTCACAGCTTCATCATAAAAAATATTTAATTGTTTGATCAAGTCTGTGTTATCTTCTGTCTTTTTCTTGAATAAGTTAAAAGGATTTGCCATGCTATACCTCTACAAGCCCTTGTGAGGCTAATAATTGTTTCTTTTGTGCTCTGCTCTCTATGAGAACAGGATCACTCATTATGTTAGAATCTACATAGGGTTTATAAATGTCAGCAACAAATTTGTGAAGTTTGAATTTATAAGGACTCATTGCTCCACACTTAGAACATTTTTGATCTTCTTTCATATTCTCTACTGGAGCATATGAGTCAAATTCTCCATGTTCTGGACATTCATAAGAATATACTGGCATTTTAGTGACCTAGGTGCTTTGCCATCTCTTCATCAGACATATTGTTGTCATCTGATCCAGAAAGATCTGCATTAGGATCACACTTTTTTTCCAAAAAGCTGAGAATCTCATCTTCTGTGAAGTCACCTGGCTGACCACCCATCATCATCTGCACCTTCACAATGTCTTGCCAATACTTTTTGTCTCTTGGTTCTTCACCATTTGTTTGCTTAAGAAGCTTTTCAAAATCGAGAGAGCCTGTTTCTTCTTTGCCCTCTTGCTGCTCTTCCATGTTGTGTTCTCCTTTAGATCCTAATCCTATAACTACTGTAATTCCTTTCTTATCTTCCATTTGTTTCTCCTTTAGAAATCTCTCCAAGATGAAGCATGATTGTTCATTGATGCAAGTTGGCCCTCTAGGCTATTTGGATCAAGTCCTCCTCTATTATGAGGAGTAAAAATATCATAATCAGCATGTTTGCTCACTACATCAAGAAGATATGCAAGCGCATCTATATGGTCATCGTGAAGAGATGCAGGATAGTTTGAAAGTTGTATGATTAGTTTTTCGCAATTCTCTTCAACAAGAACTATACCCCTGTTGTTAAACAGAGGTTGAAGGCTGTTTATACGAACTTCCTTTTTCCTTCCAGCAGGACGAAGCTCTTCAACAGTAAAGTATGTCTTGTTTTTGTTCTGATCTTTTTCGATCCATTGCTTGAGGGCTTGCTGATATGCTACCGTTTCGACAAATACCTTTATATCTTGCGTCAAAGCTACATATTGTCGATATTTCTTGAAAATATTATCCACTATAGACTGAACATCTGCCTTGAATCCCCATGACTCAAGACAGAAAATCGGATCATCTTCATTAAAACTCTCAGCACATATAGAAATGACTGTCTCGTCAGCTTTTCTACTTTGACTGATGGCTGGATCTATAAGAAGATATATGCATTTAAATTTAGAAGGTGTCTTATCAGTGTATTGAATGTTCTTGAACACAACATCTTCACTTGCAAGAGGTTGATTTAGATACTGACATGAATAGAAGAATGGTCCTTGTTCTGCCTTGATTGACTCAAGACTTTCCACTGTGAATTTTTCTGGATAGATTGGTTCATTGTTTTCAAGTGCAGATTTAATCAAGACCTTATATGTTCCTTGATCAATGATAAACTTATAGACATCTTCAATCTTCCATCTTGTTCCCACAACTATTCTCTTTCCTTTTGGTTGTAGAACAGAACGACAGTTTCTATAACGAGCAATTACCTTTGCAACACTTTCTGCTGTCTGTGAGTTCTCGATGTCCTGAATGTCATCAAAAACTATTCTCTCAAAGTGCTTTCCTGTCAATCCTGACATGATGGTGTTGCACTCTATTGTGTTTCCCTGAACAACCTTCGTTCTAAGAAGTGTTATTTGTCCCTGATTCCACACCATTCCCGCTTTTTCAGGATTTTCTGGAATGATCTCTGGAAACAACTTCTGAAGTTCAGGATTCAATAGATGCTGTTTTATTTCTGCGAGAATATCTGCAGCCTTGCTCCAGTCAGCAGATAGAATGAGAGTTCTATGATTTGGATTGTTGAGATGATATTGAATGGTTCCAGCAACTGTGATAATAGAAGTCTTAAGATGTCCTCTAGGAAGAAGAAACAAATTGTCTTGATTGACATGAGACAAGTGCTCTGCAATTTCTCCATGCAGTTTTTCATTCAGATCTGCATAGCCAAGATATTTCTTAGCCAAATAGAGTAGGTTTTTTTTGCAAAGTTCTCTCTCTGTTTCAATTTCAAGAGCTTTTAATTCATCTAAGCTTAGATTCTCCAAGAGATTAGTCATTCAATACCCTCATGTTTTCAATAACACGATTCATCAGTTCTTTTCTCTCATCGTTGTCAAAGTTATTGATATTTATCTGAGTGGGATTGACTCTCATGGGTTTCTCTTCAGGATATTTCAATTTTATGATCAAATTCAACGTCTTTAACGCAATTCCTTCGTCTTTAGATTCCATAAGATTTGCGAGTTTATCAACGATTTTTGCGGGTGTAATGCCTGCTCTTTCGAAATAAACGCTCACCGGAAGTTTGCTTTTGAGGACATCGATATGATGACTGAGGAATTCGACTGGACATTCATTTGCTTCATACTTCTGCACAACAAAATCTTCCGGGAAATGCAGTATAAAGCTCTCCACACTTTCTTCTTCATTATGAGTCAGCCACTCCTCAAGCCTTATTTTCTTCTGTTCATCTATCAAATACAAATCTTCACTGTTTGTCAGTGTCATTTCTTTCGACATAATCTTCCTTTTTATAAATACCAATCGGTGCTGGCTCTATAGATGATTTCTTTTCTATGGGAGATGATGTGATTTTAATGTGCAGAAGTCTCTTGTAGATCAGGATCATCATGATCCAAATCAGAAAAAGTAAAATTGTGTCTATAATCATATATTTATCTTATAAGAATATATGCAATGTTTAAAATAAAAGTTTTTAAAAGACGTAAAAACGATTTACAAAAGTATTACAGTATGATATAATTATATTGTGATTAAAAGGAATTCTAAATTTAAGGAGGAAAGTCTGAATTAACTTGGAAGTTTTCCAGGTTCGTATTTCAAAGCTGGGAGGAACTTGTGGATCTGTTCAAAACAATTTCATTGGACAGTTATGTGGAAAAAAAGGAGGTCAAGAACAAATTTGATGCCATCTATGACAATGCTGTGGATGTAATAAATGAAAAGGAAATTCTCATGAATTTCTTTTCCGGAACGGTCAGTGAGGGGACACTTTTCAAGACCAAAGAGGAAAAGAAAGAAGAAGGAAGATCATTCTCTTGCTCCCCTGAAGAGAATGCCATCAAATGTCTGGAAGATCTCCAGATTGGCGAAAATGTAGCCAAAACCAAGAGACTCAAAAAACTCTTGGACAACATGGAAGATCTTGATCCCTGGAGGGTATGAATGGGCAGGAAAAAGATCTATAGCAAACGGAAGAAAAACATAAGCCACAAGGAGAAGAAGGTGAAGAAGATCATTAAGCTGGCAGTCATTCTCACGAGTATCTTTCTCGCAGGTTGCACCCAGGCAATCACTCCCGTCACCCCTGACATTCCATCCACTTCCACCACGACCACGAAGATGGCCTATCTCGGTTCCTTCTCTGATTTCCCTGCCTCCCCGGAAGATGGAGACATCTTCTATCACAACCTGGATCACAAAACGTACATCTGGCTCTCTTCTTCCTGGAATGTTCTCTCCATCGATGGTCAGAACGGAATCGATGGTCTGGACGGAGTAAATGGCTCTGATGGAGCTGATGGAACTCCAGGAGCTGCTGGTCAGGATGGCACGAATGGAGCAGATGGAGTGAGTATCATTTGGCTCGGAAGTTTTCCTTCAGATCCATCGAATCCAGTCACAAATTCTGCATACTATAACACAACTGACAAGAATTCCTACATCTACAACGGAACTTGGCAGATTCTATCAGTGAGCGGAACGAACGGAGCTGATGGTTCGACCGGTCCGATTGGCCCCATGGGTCCTCAAGGTGAGCCTGGTGTGGTCGGTCCTGCTGGTCCCCAGGGTCCCGAAGGTCCGGTCGGTCCTGCTGGTCCCCAGGGTCCTGCCGGAACTTCAGCTCCTGTCTATCCCATCACGGCTTCTGTCACTATGACTTCTCCTTCGGTTTTCACTTGGGTCAGTTGGCCGGCTCCCACCACCTACACGTGCATCTACAAGGGCGGCACGATGTATTACTTCATTGCCACCATCACCAACAATGATCCCACAAGAACTCTTGTTGATCTTCTTGTGGATGTGAATGTGGTGCAGAACTCAGGCGGAATCATCTCCTCCAGGGTCATCAATGTGGCTGTGAAGGATCTCTCCGGGGCCATGGGCTGGACTCTTGCTCCTGGAGCTTCTGCAACATTCCTCATCGGTTCCATTCCCACTTCCACCACTTGGAACTCTGGTGGAACTTGGGCAACAGTTCCGATCACCACTGCTACTCTGAAGAATGTCTTGGTCTTCCCCCGCACTGCGGTGTGGTCAGACTATTCCATGACCTCCAGGAACATTCACTAACATCATCTGCCTGCTGGCCGGCATCATAGACCAGCAAGGAGAAAAAGATGAAGAAGAGCACCGCTAACATCATAGCTACTGTGATCGTGGTTGGATTCCTTCTCTTTGTTTTCAGAGGCTGCTTCAATTCCTCTCCTCATCTCAGTGTCACTCCCTCCATGACAAGGAGTCAGGCAGTTCAGGTCCTCAAAGACAACAACATGAACGTCACGACAGACAAAAACATGATCAGAGTCTGGAGTGCTGACGGCAAACTGAGAGCATGGATGGTCATAGAAAATGATCAGGTCAGTGAGATCTACTACAAGGGCAAGAAGATAAATTCATACCCTGCACAATAAGGAGACTCAGATGATCAGGACTACGAAGGTTGATATTCCGCTCACTGCTCACCAGATTCTCAAGCAGGTGTGCAAACAAAAAAAGATCAAGATGTGTGACTTTGTCGAGGATGCTGTCATGGAAAAAATCGGCAAACTGGAGGTCCATCTTGTTGGAGGCTCGAAATGAAGTTCCTTGTGCTAAGTGCCCTAATTGGGATGCTCGTGTTTTCTGGCTGCTCTGTGGGGGAACTGACCCCTGTGGAAAAGCATGTGCTGCTGCTCTCGAGAAACATCTCCTACAGCAACGATCTAGGCCCAGGGTGGCGAACATATGAAGAAGTTTGTCAGGCTCGGAAAGGTGTATGCAGGGACATCGTACTTTATTGTATGGGTCAATTACGAGACGAAGGAATTGAAAGTCAGTTCGTCGATCTCACAGGGCAAAACCACTGCCTCCTCCTCGTCCAGGGAGTCTTCCTTGATCCCACAAATTCGGACTATTCCTTTAAACCTGATCCTCCTCGACCAGGGACCTACACACTCTGGACTTTCTCTGAATTAAACAACTGGGCACTCCAGGAAGACAATCTACAGGCAGCTCAGGCAGCTTGGCTAAAGGGAGAATGGCATGAATGATGCACAGGCACAATCTGTCAAAAACAAACTTGCAGAAATAAATCAGGAGAGAATAAAATATGAGCACACATAATTATCTGACTCTGATGAGTGAAGAATTTCCAGACCGTTGTTTTCATATTGGAAGTGAAGGAAGAGAAGAAATAGAGGCAGTTATAAACGAGGAGGGATTCAAACCAGAAGAAGAGTGGGAAGAAGAATTCGATCACGATGAATTTGGACATGACTGTGACAAACTCTTCACTTATGTAAAAAATGTCGATGGGAAATGGGTGGATGAAGATGAAGAAGAATACTATATCTAAGGAGACTCTATGAGCATGCTTAAAATGCACGATTTCGAGGAAAAACTACCACTGACTATCATGTCTAACATGGTGGTGAATGTTGCTGCATTCATCATTTTCTTGATCTGGCAGTATTGATTTGTGTCAGTAATTCTGACTGTTATGAACACTCTTCTTCTTTCTTCTGTTATCAAAGACATACGAAAACTGACAGCAGAAATCAGAAGACTTGACCCTACAGACGATCTTTAAGAAACTTCAAAGACAGGGAAATTTCATCCAATTCAGCCTCAGAGAGATCTGAGGCTTTGTTGTCTAAAAGCCATCCAACTATACGAGACTGAGGCACAGCGGTCTCAGAACTCAATCTTTTGAGAGTCTGAATCTGCTCCACACTTAATGAAAGTGTGACCAATTTCTTATTCTTCACCATCTTCAATTCCTCCAAACAATTCGTCCAACATCTGCAGTTCTTCCTCTGCAGTTCCCATAAATCCTGGTCTAATCTCCCACCCTGCACAACTAAGACTCTTAATAGATCCTATGTGGAATGGGAACTTCTTATCCTCGTTTCTAACTGACCAAACAGCGTGCAACCAACAGTTTGATCCTTCTCTAAATGCACAACTAACACATGTATGTTCTATCATGTATTTATCTTATCATCATTTATCGAAATCTCACAAAAACTGCAAGCATGAGTGCTGAATTAGAGAGACATGAATCTGCGTAAAACTGCTGGCTGAATTAGAGAGTAGCTTAATAGACGCGCCCGCGGACCTAGGGCCCCTTTTTGGTCCTTTTCTTATCCAATACTTTTTTATCCAATTTAATCGTTTCAAATCTCCTATATAGGCTATTCCATATCTTCGCGACGCGGGGGTTATATATATAGGGGATTCATAATATATTAATCTTCCTATATATATAAACCTAGTTTTTAGGCTTCCTGCTTTTTCCTATATATGCTTTCC